TCCGGGTGGCCACCTGGCCACCCGGACCGACTAACCGCAGCCGGAGCCTGATGGGCCCACCCGCGTAGACCTCGACGGCGGCAGCTTGTTTACGAGCCACGGCAGTGATGCGCCCGTTGGTGACAACCGCATCTCCTTGAATAGGGATGCCGCTCTTGCCCGGCGCACCTCCTGACCAGCCTTTGCGCTCCAGGAGCGCTGAAGCGGACAGCGGCTTGGGCGAAACCCGACCCGTGTCCCAGATCCTCAGAGCGTTCGAGCGGGGCTTTTCGACGGGCTTGTCGGCGGTCAACGCCAAGGCGGGGAGGGCCAAACAGCCGAAAGACAGGCCAGCTAACACCCTTCGAGCCGTCCAGCGCATCAAGAGTCTCCGTCCGGCCGCGGCGCTGCAGCCGCAGGTGGAGCGAGCGAATTACTTGAGCTTACTTGCTCAGGGGACCCTCTTCAACGATTTTGACTATGATCTCATCAACCTTAGAGATGGCGCAAGGGGCCCGCGGAATCAGTCAATGGCAATCTTCGTTCTGAACACGGCGGTTGCCCTCCTTCTGGGCATGGCCATCGGCCTGGAAAGGCATTTTCGCCACCACCCGGCCGGGTTGCGCACCAATGCCCTGGTCTGCCTGGGAGCGGCCCTGTTCGTGTCGCTGAGCCTCATGGTGGGCAACGATAGTCCCACGCGCATTGCCGCCCAGGTGGTGAGCGGCATCGGCTTTCTGGGCGGCGGCGTCATCCTCCGCGAAGGACTCAATGTTCGCGGCATGAACACCGCGGCCACCCTGTGGTGTAGCGCCGCGATCGGTACCCTGGCCGGTCTCGGCCTCCTTGCGCAGGCGGCCATCGGAACCGCGGCGATCCTGATCACGCACATCGCGCTGCGGCCCTTGATTCGGATCCTGGACACTCGGCTCCCGACCGCCGCCGATGTGGAAACGCTTTACCGCGTTCGGGTGGTTTGCCTGAACGAGCACGAGGGCCCCATCCGGGCCATCTTCATGCGGCACATCAACTCCCAGCAGCACATGACCCTGCAGCGCCTATCCACCCAGGATACGGATCAGCCGGACCGGACCGCCGTCATCGCCGAAATCTTTGCCACCGTGCGGAACGACCGTTACATGAACGACCTGGTTTCGCGAATCAGTATCGAACCGAGCATCAGCGCGGTTAGCTGGGAGAAGATCCAGGGAGAAGCGCCCCTTTGACAGCCAGCCTCGATGTCACTGACGCTACGAGCGAATGGGATTATGTGGGATGCCGGCCAGTACCTGAAATACTCGGAAGAGCGCTCGCGCCCATTCTTCGATCTACTGGCCCGCGTACAGCGGGAACGGGCCGATTTCATTGCCGATCTGGGCTGCGGCCCCGGCCATTTGACCCGGGTTCTTCTGGAGCGCTGGCCCGCGGCCGGCGTGGTCGGCATCGACAACTCGCCGGAGATGCTCGAGCAGGCCAGGGCGCTGGCCATCCCCGGCCGGCTCGACTTTGTGCTTGCCGACCTGGCTTCCTGGTCGCCGGAGCGATCACTCGATTTGATCATCAGCAACGCCGCATTGCAGTGGGTCGGCGATCATGCCAACTTACTTCCTCGCCTGGCCGGAATGCTCTCCGCGGGCGGCACACTGGCCATCCAGGTACCTTATCATTTCGAATCCCCAGCCCATGAGGCGATCGAGGCGACGAAGACGGACCCGCGATGGAGAACATCCCTGGCCGGGGCCGGTTTGCAGCCCGGAGCGGTTATGCCCCTTCCGTGGTACGTCGAGCGCTTGCACGACCTGAATTTCCGGGTCGATGCCTGGCAGACGACCTACCTCCATGTCCTGACCGGCGAGGATCCGGTGCTGGAGTGGTTTAAGGGAACGGCTCTGCGGCCCCTGTTGAGTCGGTTGGCACCGCCAGCCCGGGACGAGTTTCTCGGCGAGCTTGGCAACCGGCTGCGGGCTGCCTACCCAGCGCGGCAGGGCATCACTCTCTTGCTGTTCCCGCGGCTATTCTTCGTGGCAACCTTACGCTGAAGGCCTATTCGAAAACGTGGGTTACGATTCCAATGGTGACCGGGGTTGATGTCACGATTGGAATCGTAACCCACGTCTTGAAACCGGCTCGAATCACCCCAGCCATTGCGGGTTCTTCGCTGTCGCATCGAAGCGGTCGGTGGTCTTGAATTGCTCGTGCCCATGCGGACCTCGCTGCCGCCGTCGTGGTAATCCCAGCTGTTGTCGAGAAACGTGATGCCGGCGTCGATGGCCGTGCGGATGATCTTGATGCTCTCGTTTTCGTCCTTCGGCACGCCGCTGTGATAGCCGCCCAGCCCGATGGCCGATACCTCGACCCCGGTGCGGCCAAGTTGCCGATAGCGCATGTCGCCGTGCACAGTCTCCCGGATTGTCTGCTGGTCATTCCCCACTGCCGCTTCCGCAGTCCCGAGCAGCTCCGCCGCCAGCTCCGTGAACCCGGCAGCCGCGGCAACTTGCAGGAATTCGCGACGCTCCATGGGTGCTCCCTCCGGTAGGTTCTCGCCTCAGATGTGATGCCCGTCGCTGATATTTTAGGAAGCGGGTCATGCGCGAGCTGGCAGCACCGTGGACCATGTCGTCGTGGACGGGGGTGTGAAGTGAAAATCGCTAGTCACGGCGAGTTCGCCCTGCCGGCGCAGGACGCAGACAGACATCCGTGTCGGGATGATCCTGTTTCCAGTTCTTCCAGGTGGTTCGGGTCACTGGCAGCTCCTTGAGCGGCAGCGAAGGATTCCCGAGGTTCATCGTGTAAGCGTTGTCCCCAATCCTGCACATTACACGATCCTGTCTGCCGTCGCTGACGACCCACACTTCCAGAGGCGAACCGCGCTGGTCGCTGGTAAACGCGCGCTGGCGTTTCGGCTTCATGCAGTAGGCGACCGTGACCGGTACATCCCCAATCAGGTCGTTAATGAGCCGGGTGTCCGAGCTGGCGAAGGTGCCAAGTTCGTAAGCTCGGCACTTATGTGCCGCCATGACGCCGAGGACCTCGGTTTGATCGGCCAGCCAGACCTGGGAGGCAGGAGAGGCCTTCGGCTGTCTGATTCCTGGCCTTTTCTCGACCGGAGGCAGCTGCCGCCCGTGCCTCGCCTTCGAGGGAGGTCCCGACGAGGCAGCGCGGTGCTCATCCCAGTAGAGGTAGATCGCAATCGCGGCGGTCAAGGCCGCTGCAATGAGAATGCGCCACTGTCTCCAAGGCCATAAGCCGTTGCTAGCATTCCCCTTAGCTCGTAATGACCACAACTCACGTACACTCCTGCCGGCTTGCCATCGGGCAAGGGATCGGCGAAAAAGGTTTCAATCAAATGGCGTTGGTCCTCGGGCTTGGAGACCATGGCCATGTAACTGCCGATACCGCCGCTGCAAGTAACAACACCGTCCGGGTAGCGTGTACAAAACATTAGCCGCCCGTTCACTTCGAAGAAATCGACCGCCTCCTTAATCTGCTCGGCGGTCGCCACAGCGGCAAGAGCACTCGCTAACCGGTCCCGCTCTTGAAGCAGGTTGGTTTCCCGGTCCTTAAGTTCGGCAACCTGCTTTTCGGCCTGTGCGTCGGTAATAAGATCGCGGGCAACCATGGCCAAGATTCGTTGCCGGCCCCGCTCGATACCGGCAAGCTCGTTTTCGAGCCGCTTTAGCTCCTTCTGCTGCCGCTCGCAATCCGGCATGGCCCGCTTGACGGCTCGCTCGACTTCGGCGGGGTTGCCGATCATGTCGAAGAGTTGGCGGACGATTTTGGGCTCGATTTCATCGGCATGGACATAGGGCCGGTGGGGGCCAAGCCATAGCGGGCAAGCCTTGGCCTTGGCGGTGTTCTTCAAGTGGCGGTAGTACAGGTATTTCCCCTGCTTCTTGGCCGACCCGCTTAGCGTGGCCTCGCAGGCCGCACAGAAAATGTGACCGTTGAGCAGGTAATCGTACTTGGGGCTGCCCCGACCGTTGGTGGCGTTGGCGTCGAGCTTATCGTTGACGCGGCGGATGGTGTCGTTATCGAGCAGCCGGGGCACTTGGTAGGTAATGGTCTTCCCGCCGAGTCGGATCGACCAGGTGTCGCCGCAGGACTCGCGGAAGATTCTCCACAGGGTCGAGGGGTGCATGCCGTATTCCTTGGCGCTTGGGCAGGGATTCCTTGGTGTCCTTGATTAAGAACCGCTCGGCAATGTCCTGTATCGCTTCCTGCTTCTCGGGGTCGAGCACGAACTTTTCTTGCTCCTTGTCCCAAATGCGGCAGCGGGGCCGGCTGCCCGCTGTCGGTATGCCACGCTCGGCCCGGTGAATGCGGTTCTCGATAGAGTTCTTATTCTGCTTTGCGGCGGCTGCGGCATTAATGACCGAGTAGAGCCGCAGGAACATTATGTCGTCGGGGTTATGCAGGTCCTTCTCGCTAGTGAGCAGGAAGAACTTGACGCCGGCCTTCCGCAGAATATCGAGCCCGATTTCGTTCTTAAGGTTGTCCCGGCTCCACCGGCTCGGCTCGGTCACCATAATGGCGTCAAAAGGGCGGGGCTGCTTCTGTGCGTCGGCTAGCAGCCGGTCAAGTTCTGCCCGCTCCCAACCTGCGGTGCCATGCTCTTGGCCACCGTAGCGGGCCACAATCTCGTCGCCGAGCGTGGCCACAGCGTTGGTAATATTGGTTTCCTGTGTGCGAAGCGATTCGCCCCGCTTTTTCTGCTTCTCGGTCGATACCCGGATCAAAACCGCGAAGCGAAGAGGTTTGGCTGACATGGTTGCGATCCCTTTCCGCGATCCCTGCGGGTGAAAGAGTGGGGCAGCCGGCCAAGCGGGATCGCTTGCGTGGCCCCGAACCGGTAGCGAGCCGGCTCGGTGCTGCCCGTGGTCTAGTTTACTGCTTCTGCTTCGCCTTCTCAGGCGCCTCACGCCGCTTGGCCGCTTTTTCCGCCCTCTTCTGCTCTTCCTGCGCTTTCATCTTCGTGCCGATCTACCTAGAGAGGAATCGTCCGTCCCTTACCCCGGCGTTCTTCTGCTGCTTGGTGGTGGTCTTCTTCTTGGTGCTCTTCTGCTTGCCCATGGCGTTGCTCTCCTTGGTGAAAAAAGCCGACAGGTCATGCTATTCGGCCTAGTCGTCCTGCTCAAAGCCCAACTCTTGCCGTGTAATCGCCACTACCCGATAGTGGGTGCCACGGTCGAAATACCAACCGCATGGGCAGGGCTCGATTTTTTCGTTCTTGGCCTGCCACCAAACCCGGAAGCCCCGCGCGGCGGGCATGCGGTGGGAGCGGACATGGTTGTGAACGAGAACCCAACCGGCTTTGGGCGGCGAATCGAACGACTTCGGCACCCTCTTGACATAAACGCTAGGCTCCATTGACGGCCCGTGGACGATAATCATGGTTGCTCCTTGAAAAGGGTTGCCAAAAAGCCGACAGGGTAGCTTAGTGAGCCGACCGACCACGGCCACCCGGCTAGCCTGCCCGCAGGTAGCGAAACACGGTATTGCGGGAAATGCCCAAACTGCGGCCAATCTCCTGCACCGATAAGCCCCGAGCCCGCAGCTGCACTGCCCGGCGTGGCCCGTTGCGGTTCTTAAGTGCGCCGGGCTTCCTGCCGAGATAGACGCCATTCCGCTTGGCTATCGCAATGCCCACGGCCTGCCTTTCCCGTCGGGTCTCCTGCTCCATCTGTGCCACGGCCAACAGGACAGCGGCAATGAGCTTGCCCACCGTGCCGTTGAGGTCGATTTGTTGGGTGACCGACACCACCCGGAGACCACGGTCAACCCAATCGGTTAGCGTGTTGATCCCGTCCCGCAGGCTGCGGCTAAGCCGGTCGAGCTTAAAGCAGACCACGCAACCAATCTCGCCGTTGAATATGGCCTTTTGCAGGGCTTTGAAGGCAGGCCGGTCAAGGTGGTCACCGGTTCGGCCCTTGTCCACGTACCAAGTGGCGTCGGCAATGCCGTTGCCCTTGAGCCACCGGGCGATTTCTTCCTTCTGCCCTGCTTCATTTTGGTTGGTGGTCGAGACCCGGACGTAAGCGGCTACTGCTTTCATGGCTCTACCTCATTGCTGGAGTAAGTCTATCCAGCAAGTATTATATAGGGTAGAGCGTATCAGGAATACCCGCCGACCCTAAAAAAATGCGTTATTTCCCGTGTTTTTCGCTATCAGGAATGCGAACCCTATTTGGGACTAGGGTCAGGAATCGGGTGCGGATCTGATTAACTACTTCGGCTATCTCATGTGCAGTTTCGTCGGGGCTGCACTCTTCGCACGGGCACGCGGTGGGCATGGCAGCGGCTCCCTTTAGGACTCGGCGAGCTAGCGAGCCCTTGGCGACGAGGCTGCACGTTAGCCTACAGCGTAGGGGAGCCATCGGTCAATCAACCCAACGTTCTGTCAACGCGGCCATGGGCACCGTAACCCCCCTATGGCGTTACCACGGTCATTGCTTGTTGATCCCTAAATGCCAACCCTTCACCACCCGTAGCGGGCACGGAGCCGTCGCCAGACGCGGGCAGGCAGCCAGGAGCGGAGGGCAGTCAGGGTAGGTGCAGCAGGGACCTTTCACAAATCGAATCCATGACCTATTCCTGGGTGAAACCACACCCCCCAGAGCCAGTAGAACAGCACTGGGATCACGACCAGCAGAGCAACCACAACCAGCAAGCGTTTCGGCGTCTTCCACATGATCCCGAAAAGAGCCGTGCCAGCACTACCAAAGCTCACGGCCATTGCGTCACCCATGTCTCTCACTCCCAGGTGCTGGAGCATTATGGCATGGATCTCTAGAAGCAGGACGGCTGCGACGGCCGCCAGCCATGCTTGCTTGGGTCGCACGAGTAAGCAGACGCCTAGGCCGATCAGGCCAGCAGCGGGCAGCCCTATAAGAAGGCCCCACTGGCGTTCAAACTGGGGATTCGAGTTGAGTAACGCGAGTGATAGGAAAGTGGCAAGTCCTGCGTTCAAGAAGTTAAGGACTGCCAGGATAATATGCAGACGCGACTTCGGCTCGGCCATTTTCTTCCCCCCCCGCGAACAGCCGAACGTGCCGTAAGCTTACATCCTCCTCATGCAAGGCACCAGTACTCAACACGCCGTCACGCACCCAGGACCGGCCAGCGTTTCAGCCACTTCCACATGGCCTTATGGTAATCCTTTGCGAGTGACACCGCTATAACCGCCGCCTAGCAGGGGAGCCGCGAAACCAATCGACCCCGCCATGGCGTTGGGACCATAGCGCTAGCGGTCCCGACGGCATGGTGCTGCCTCCCGCAGCCGTTGCTCCATGTCGGCTATCCGGCCTTCGCTCATGCGTCAGAATCTCCTGTAGGGTTGCCAACCGGGTGCGTCGGGTCGAATGTCGATATAGTCCTTGGCCGGTAGTTGCGTGACGATTTGCCGACCCGTGGCCGCAGAGTATTCCACCCACTCTTGGGAGCCCGGCTTTTGAACCTTGACGGCCTTTTCCTTGGTATCGCCGCCGATACTCTCACCACAGATCCTCATCCAAAACGTCCGCTTACTCGCTAGCTTGTTGAAACCAAGAGCGAGCGAGTCAACTTGATCGTCATGGTTGGCAAAGGGAAAAATCGAAACCTCGTCCAACAGGTCTTTATTCCAATGGGCCTCGACAAGTTTCACTAACCCACGCTCTGCGGCAGCCGCCAAAGGTTGGGCTCGGGTAGACTTCTCACCGGTTGACCGCTCGGCTCGAAAGTTCCAACCCATGAGCACTCGCCGAGCGTAGTGGTCCACCACCGTGGCACCCGAGCTACCAGGCTCCTGTTCCATCCAAATCGGTATGGCCTTGCCGTCCCACTCGGCGGTAGTCCTAACCGCAGATTCAACGGCCTGCGGGCTTCCTCGGAGCCGCTTGATATCGAGAACGTAAACGGTGCCATCCTCGCCCTTGCCCCAGAGAGCCCCGACGGTGTAATCAGGATCATGAGCCCTACGCTCGTCCTTCGGCGTGGCGGCTAGGTCCCACGCTCGCACCCGGCTAACGAGCTTGGGAACGCTTTTGACTGTGCCAAACCATTTCGCTTGGAAGAGCCCACCCTCGGTATCGACCCAGGCCCCCTCAAGCTCTTGGAGAGCTTGGCCACTCGTGTATTGACTGCGGACGTTTTCGTAGAAGTCGGCAGGTAGGAATATATTGTCGCGAGTCTTACAGTAAATAATCTCGGTGTTAGGTCTCCCTGTGGCAAAGACTTCATACGTCCAATGCTGCCGGCCCTTCGGCGTGAATCCGGCCGAGAGCCAACCACTCTCACCAGCTTCACGCAACCGACCAATGCCAATGGAGAAGGTATCGGCACTCATTAGGGAGGCTTCGTCGAGAACAATGCCGCTAAGGTTCGGGCCGTACAGCCTCGAAGGATCGTCTGCCGAGCGGAAAAGAATCTCACTAGCGGTCTTCAACTTAATGTTTACCGGGCCTGCGGTGCCTCTTCGTGGTAGGTCTCTTACATTGATAACACCGACGTGAGAGGCCACTGTGATAAAGCTTCTCATGGAGGCGTCCGCCAGCATGGTGTATGTCGGGCTAATCATGGCATAGAGCCGGCCCGGCTTGGCTCTCTTAATGATGTCATACGAGAGAGCCCACGACGTGCCCGAGCCAATGCCACCGCAGAAAGCTTTGTACAAGCTCTTACTTTGCAGGAAGGCTAGCTGTTGTGGGTGTAACTGACCTTGCTTCAATGACGGAGGGGCCATTTAACTCCTCTCGTTTGGAAATGATTACTTCCTGTATGTTCAGCGTCAGGACACCCGCACCCTGCTCTACCCGTTGATCTGCAAGGTCGAGTCCGTACAGTTTGGCAATCCGCTCGTCCAAGGCTATCCATTGGGCAACGGCTCTTGGGTCACCGCTCTTAACCTTTTCATGAATGGCTCGCAGAGCTAATAGCATACGCTCGTGGGATTGCCTTCGCATTTGCTCGGCGGTCTCCCTGCAAGTGTCATTCAGCCGATCAACCTCACGTTGGCAGATGGTGAAAGCTCGCTTGGCCGAGAAGCCCATTTCCTCGCCAATCTGCACGAAGGTCCAACCCAGCAACCGCAGTTTCATTACTTTGGTTGCGAGCTTGGCCCGGTTAATCCGCTCTTTGCTAGTCTTGGCTCTAGGCCCGGTATAGCTTGGCATTATTCATTACCTACAAAGCACGGAAACCGGGGCGGTATGGCAGGAGGACAGCCGAAGTTCTGCCCTCCGGCTCTTTCCCGCCCCGGCCCCGTGCTGCCCCACGCCGGACAAATAAAAAGGGCGGGCCTGCGGGCAGGAGTCCCATACTCGTTAATGGGCCGGGTAGGCATGGCGACCTCCCGGAGTCCCACAAGCACCGCCCCTCCCCATGGGGGATATCACTCGTTCCATAGCTCCCGCCTCAGCCTGTGATTGGGTGCGAAATCCTTGACCGTAAGCGTTCGCACCACCACGTGCCACTTGCCGTCGGCCTCCCATTGGCTCCAAGCGTGAACGTGGACCACCAAGAGAGGGAAATAGTCGGCCAACAGGGCGAGCACGTCCTTATTGCCGAGTAAGTCCACCAAGGTGGTGAATAACTCACGCTTGCCACAGGTCACCACCGCCAGCCCGCATTTGCTATTGGGCTCGTAGGCCATGGCGTGAACCCAATGGCCCGGTGGTGTCCGCTCGATAGCCTTACAACCCCAACGCTCCAAGGTTGTGATAGACAGGTCTACCCAGCCGGTGTGGGCTAACTCGTTCACTAACTCACTCATGGGTGGGGCCCCGTAGTGCGGTCGCGGCGGCTACGCTCGGGGCTATTGCTAATACCGGGATAGCGGTATTGAGCAAGAATACGCTCGATATCTTCGTCCGTGTCTTCACTGCCATACCGGTTTTGAAACTCCTGTGCGTCGGCGTCGGTGGCACCGCTTTGCACACTGCGGCCACGGCGGTTGTTGGTTCTTAAACCGGGGGTGTGGTACATTGGCTCCATGTCGGCTTGGGTGTTCTTGTGGACGTGCTCACCACCACCGGGTGGGTAGTGCTTGTCAAGCATTGTGACCAAATACTCGCAATGCTCACGAGCGATAATGGAGCCTTGAATCATGCCCTTCAGCATTTCCGGCTTAATGTCGGGCTCCTGTTCCTTGATCGTGGCGAGCACTCCCTTGAGCCAGCGCCGCAGGTTGTGTAAGTGCTGCACCATTTTGGCCACGTGCATATAGTTATGGTCCTTGGTCATGCCGCAGCACTTCGCGGCGTCGGGCGGTACCTTGCCCTGTCCCACAAGCTCAGCCTCGCCGGTCTCGTTGGTGGCAAAGCCGGGCTCGTCCTGCTCAAAGTCTTTGGCAGGTTTCCGGTTGGGTTGCCGAATGGCCGGGGCACCCTGTACCTGTTGGCCCCGCTTGATAGCTAGCCACTTGTAGGCCCGCTCTTCTAGTTGCTTCAACTTGGCCTCCAACAGCGGCGATACCTGTTTCTCCTCCGGTTGGGGAATCCACTTGCTAAAGCACTTGCCGCTTTCGCAACGCTTGAGCGATTTGGTAAGAGCGGGAGGAGCACCGACCAACAGGGCACGGTTATTGGCACCGACCGACACCACCGAGATTTCGGATATTTCGGCACCGTCGAAGACGTAGCCGCCCTGTCCGTTCTTAGCCGGTTGGACGGTGGGCACGAAGGAAATGGATACCGCTCGCATGAGCCCCTTGCCCACCAACCGGGCAATGTGCCGAGCGACTACGTTTTCCGGGTCCATGTCGAAATAACACTTGGCAAGTACCCGCTCCCTCTCGATAACTAGGCCAAGCTCACCGGTTACCGGGTGGAGACTTGAGCCGATTGGAAAAGGAACCTCGGTGTGAAATGCGAACCAGGGTGCTCCGGCCTCGATCCATGGTCCGAAGTCTAGGCCCCGGACCACCACAAAATCCCGGTCCCGGTCCCGGCCCTTCTCGTCGGTTACTACAAACCAAGCACTTTCCGGCGTTGCGTCCCTTACCGGTGCCTCGGTGACCTTGGCAACCTCGTTGGCACCGACCGGGTAGACATAGCGGCTTATGGCTGTCTCGTCGGCGGTCTCGTCCAATGCATAAGCCCGCTTGCGGAGTTGACCGACCAATAGTCTCGGATTCATGCCCTACCTCCTGCCAGTCGCAACTCATCGTATTGCCGTTTCCGCTGTGCCTCCCGAACGTGCAAAGCGGTAAGCCGGAGAATCTCATCGGTCACGTAATACTCGAATGGGCGGCAGACTTCTTTCCACATTCCGCCAATCACCACCATTTCCACAAAAGTATTCCCCAGCAGTATGGACAAGCCTCGGTTGCCCGCGCCCGGCTCCGAGTCCGGCCAGCAGGACTCCTCGGGGAAGAGCTTTTGCAAAACTTTGGGAGCGTTGGCCCGTGCCACCGCTGCATAGGTAACCCGGTGAAGGGGGAACGCGGTATCAGCCGGCCACAATGCCCTAGTGAAGATCGCATGAGCAAAGTCTTTGGTCTCGATTCGCATTGCTGCTCCTCCGATTAACTGTGAATGGCAACGTATGGTGACACTAAATCGCCATTGGACAGGGTGACCGTATTGTCTAGTTGAGGCTTGCCGTTGCACCGGTACCAAATGCGGAAGGTGGTTTGGAACTTGGTCCAACTCGTCGGGTCATACGGGCTAGCGTCAATGAGCACTTGCTTGCGTTCACCAATCACGTACAGGCTCGGGTCGAAAAAGATCAAGTCTCCCTGCGTACCAAGGCTCGGTAGCTTGTCAGTCACATAGAGCGGCCTCGTGAAAAGCATGCCGACCAGGCCATCGGTCTTGGATTTCTCGGCAGCTAACTCGACGTTCAAGAAATAGCTTGAGAGTTTCTGTATGTCGCCCAACGCACTTGGAGAGCAGGCCCATATGGCAGTTTTCCAAGAGAAGGGCAGCATAGCTGCGGCCATGGAGCTAATGTCGGCGGCTGCAATGTGCCCCGCACCCGAGCGGGTGACAGTCTTAAGGGCGGGAGCGTTCAGGATACCGAGCGGCATGGTTGAGCCTGCACCCTTCCCTTGGAGAAAGGCATACTCGGCCTGCCACGCCGCAGCCTTGCCGAATAGTTCGAGCAGGTAATCCTCACCGGGCTTGCCGATATCCATTAGCCATTGGTTGCTCACCACCGCGTAGCCGAGCAAATCCCACGCGGTTAGGTCGAGACTGCGAAACTTCGGCTCCGTCTCGGTGGGTGCTTGGCTAAATCCCCAAGTAAAGTTCACGCCACCGAAAAAGCTCGGGGTTGGTGCACTCTGTGCCGTCTCCACGTCAATCTTGGGAGCGTAGGCCGTGGCCGATGACATGGGGAAAATATTTGCTTTTGGATAGATGAAGCTCTCTTCAGCTATCACCTTGAGCAACTTGTCGGTGAAGTCGAGCGGGACGAGATAGCCGCCAATGGCCCCGCCCGTCTCGCCCATAACCGTTTTGGTTACTTGCTTCGGTGTCCATTGGTCCCGGTCGCAAGCGTAGGTGTACCGAAGCGTATCCCTGTCTGCTTTTGCGAGTGCCTTGAGGAACCCGCCGAAACTTCTAGCTAGTGCCAAGTGTCTTTGACCGCCTTGACGAGGTTAGGCCAATGACGAGGTTGTCCTGTAGTTACACGGGTTCCAGGCACGCGCAACTCGGCAGGGCATTGGAAACCGTGTCATAGGCCACGTTGTAAGCGTCCTGTGAAAACAGAATATCAGCGGTCGGTGCTTCATCGGCAGCCGCTCTAAGGAAACCGGTGGCGGCTTCGTATCGGCCCCGGTACCAACCCACTAGCTCGCATACCTTGTTCTTCAGGCCGTTGGGTCCGTACCACGTCTCAAGGTTGCAATAGGTAGCAGGCCGGCTCTTGTGGTAAGCCTTGGCTTCCTCCAACAGGTCTGCCAACCGTGGTTCTAACTTCACTAGCTGTTGCCAAGTAATCGACATTGCTACTCCTCCTTAGTGGTGTCCGTTGTTAGCCGCCCGTTCCCTTATTTCTTTGAGCGTGGCCGGGAAGCCGAAGCGTATCTGCTCTATTGTTAACGGCTCCAAGCCGCGTGCTTTCCTGCAAGTGTTGCAATGGTCCGGGTCCTCGCAATGGGTGGTGTGCCTTTGCTCTTCAGCGGCCTGTAACCGCAACCGCTCGTTAATGGTGTGGTACACCCACCACACCAACACCGTAATATCGACCACCCGTCCGTGGTCGCTATGCCGCTTGGCGGCTTCGGCAATGGTGAAGCAGGCGTTAAGCTCTTCGTCGCTCATGGCGTTGAATACTTTGCGGACAAGGGCCTCGTCTTCGCGAGCGATCCCCCCGAGCCCCGGCATAGAAATCTCTAGGACCCTTGGCTCGCTCGGTGCCGTGGGGGTGGCCCCGGCCGGTGTGGGCTCCTTGCCGTCGGCAACCAAGGCCATATTGGCTTTGCCCTGCTCTTCGTACTCCTCCCTCAAGTCGTCCAAGCGGTTAAGAATCGCCGGGTACTTCTCGTCGGGGTGCATTAGCTGTAGGAAATGGTCTTCCTTCCCAAACCAGTTGCACCGGTAGCAGGATACCCGGTCGGGGTATTGCTGCGGCTTGTGCGGCCGGGTGTGGAACTTGTTTACTTTGGTGCACATGGGGCACACCCACCAAGCCTGCCCGTAGCTATCCACCTTGTACGGCGGGCCTAGATATTCGGAGACGATGTACTCAAGCAGGGTCATTGGTTTTCGGTTCCTTTCAACTTTTCATTAATGTAGGGGGGGGGTGCGGTGCTACAGCCCTCCGATGCTCTTGCAGTACTCCTGGTATCGTTCATGGAGGCGGTAATAGGTTGTGGTCTCCCCTTCCTTCTTGATCCGAAGAACCGCTCCTAGCTCGGCAAGGTTTTCAATCTCACGCCGGAGCGTGGTCTTTGACAGCCGGGAAATGGTTTGGCTGAAGACCTCCACGGGCTTCTCAATCTCACCGTGTTGCCAAAGCAGGTTAAGGATTTCCCGCCGATTGGCGGGCAGGCTGTCCAGGGCAATACGCTTCATGATCTTGAACTCTTCGTCGGTCACCTGCTCACGGCCACGGACGATTGCCACGCTCTTCCCCACTCGTATTAGTTGCTTGGCCACGCGGGTGGCTAGCTCGGCCTGCGGCAGGCAGGGCAAATCCCCCTTTTGATCGCGATAGACGTAGGTCCTGCAAGTCGAAAGCAGATCGGCTAGGTCGATGATCTTGTCCTTCATGGCGTCGGTAACCGTCGGGCGGATACGCTTGAGACCGTTCATGAAGCTCTTGACCGCCTCCTGTAGCTCGGTGCGAATCTGCTTGGAGGCGCTGTTATCAAGCTCACAGAGGGCTTTCCGGGTATGCTCGCGGCGGTCCTCGATCTGCATGCGGTACATTAAGAACCGCTCGCCCAACGTGTTCAGGTTCCACGATTTCTCAACGTCCGGCGTCATGCCGGTTAGGTAGTTGAACTTGGAGAAGTAGCCCTTGAGTCCCGAGTTGCCCAAAGCCCGGCTGGCGTGGCCGTCGTATACGTCGCGGAGAATGGACAGGATCGCCGCCCGCTCGTCGCGGGGCTTGTCGTGAATAATGGAGAAATCCTTGGTAACCACTACCTTGCCGTCCAGTTGCGGTAGCAGGCTGTAGTCCTCCTGCTTGGCTTTCTTGCCCTTGGCGTTGGGGTCCTTGTAGCCGCTGATTAGAGAGTTGCGGTTAAAGTCGGATACGAAAACCGCCTCCTCCAAACCCATGAGCGATAGGAGAAGCTCGGTCTTGCCGCTCGACGGTGCACCGATCAAGTGCAGCCAAATGGGGTCGATATCGAGGTGATTGCCGGCCACCACGCCGAGTACCAAATCAATGACGTTGGTATCGCTGTAGTAGTAGTGCTTTTGGAAAAGGGCCTTCACCTTGGCGAGTTCACCGTACCCCCCCTTACTTTCATGAAAAGTTCTATCCGGCCCGGAAAACCGGGGTAAATCGCCGTCGGCCTGCCCGTTCTCGGTGCCGTTGGTGTCGGTATGTATTTCTTGCCGGGCGGGCGGGGGGAGAGCCGGGGAGCCATCCGCAGAACTTTTTGCGGTGCCGTTCGGAGAAGTGTATAGTGGAGCCATACGGTTCCTTTCTTTGGCCCGGTGCGCCTCCCCGCGTTGCCGGGCCATTTTCTTCCCCTAGTCCTGTAGGCGCTTGGCCATTAGCCAGGCTTCCACTTCCCCAGCGTCAAACCAAAGTTTGCAGTTGGATTTGCTACCGCACTTGTAGCCGCGCGGAAAATCTCCCCTGGAGGCCCATGCGCGTATGGTTGCGCGGTGGACGCCAACGAGGCGGGAGGTCTGTTCTAGTGAGATGGAGTTGGGGGGTGCCTTGCAGTAAGGCATGGCCACGGCATTAACAGGCAGGTACCGACGAGGTAACCGGAATATACATACTTGGAGATTCGTTTGTAAATACCAATCGCACCCACAATCCGGGCGCAGGAGACAGCCGCCCCCAATGCCGCGTAGCAGGCCCGGCAATAATGTAGAAATCGCTTAGGATCGATCCGGGGGGCAGAGGTAGGGGAAATGTCACCGAGACCGGTGGAAGGGCTCTACGGTGCCGGTATCGAGCGGTAAGGTTGGCCTACCGCCACAGGTCGGCAACCATGTTTTTCAACCGGTCCACCGCGTGGTTGATAGCCGCCATTACCTCCGGGTTACCGCCCTTGTCCGGGTGAAACTGCTGTGCGATCTCGTGGTGCCACTTGGTGATAACGCTGCGAAGGAGCTTCTTCGCCATTCTCTCCGCCACATACTGGTTATCCGTTGGGTGAACTCGGCGTTTGCGGCCCTTATTGCCCCACATAATCCGGCATAGTTCCTCAAATCCGACGTTTACGTCGGATTTGGCATTGGCCACCGCCATGAGCCGCTGTGCTTTCCGCTCCCTAGCAAGCGGTGTTTTACCACAGCGAAGGTCATTGTGGACAAAGAGTAGCCATTGGCCATGGGGTAATCGCTTCTTGGCCTCGTTGAGTATCCCACCGGCTTTGGCGAAGCTTTCGATACTTTGCTTGCCGAAGTGCTCGCCCTGCTCATATGCCTCGTTGAAATCATGGGCCAACGATTGACGGTCGGCCACGGCCGTGGTGGTCATGGTGCCTTCTCCATGTGGTCGGGCGCTAACTTACATATATACCAGAAAGAGAAGGCCCGCTGCCAGCCGGTTGGAGGTTGGGTTGGGAGGTTGTTCTCAAATCTTCACAATAATGTAGCTGTGGCGGACGATCTTGTCGCCCGTGTGGCTCGCCACGAGCAGATTGTTGGCCAGGCCCAGGTAAATGTGAGATTGGCCCAGGTAAATGCGAGATTGGCGCAGGTAGTCGTTGTTCTCGTGCAGCCCTACCCGGCCTTGAGCACACCACTAACAAGGAACGGCAGAGAGCGAGTGTTGTCATATTGCGTCGGCCAAGCCGCCAGCAATTGCGAACAACAGCCGGTTTTTTGGATTCAAGGCTCTTCGCCTCCGGTCTGGCGGCTCACGGTTTCGCCTCGACCACCATCGGCCGCTCAGGCTCGCCCGACGCGCCCAGACGTGACTCGCGAAGCAGGATGGCTTCCCCCCCGGTAACCCCTTTGGGCAATGCTAATCCGCCACAGGAAAGGAGCAAGAAAAAAGTCGCCTTCCCGCCCGGATCGCCCACTATTGAATTGATAGGCTATCTGCCCACAGCCCGGAGCCACATGACCAGGACAGCCAGCCCGATCCTGCACCTGATTCGCCGCGTGGCCGAAGACCGGCGCCTCAAGGACCTGCCCGATCAGGAGTTGCTGCGCTCGTTCCTGATGAAGCAGGATAAGGCAGCCTTCGATGCGTTGTTGCGCCGCCACGGAGCGATGGTCCTCGATGTTTGCCGCAGCGTTCTCCGGAACGAGCAGGACGTCGAGGATGCCTTCCAGGCCACCTTCCTCGTCCTGGCCCAGAAGGGCGGCTCCATCCGGAAAACTTCGTCCCTCGGCAGCTGGCTATACGGTGTGGCCTACCGTACCGCCATCAACTCGCTGACCTTATCGGCCAAACGGCGAAAGCATGAAGCGCGCAGTCCGAACCGAATGGCTGACCTGCCGGGCTTGGCGGGAAGTGAAGCAGGTCCTGCACGCCGAATTGAACCGCCTGCCCGAACGCCACCGGGCGCCGCTCGTGCACTGCTACCTCGAAGGCAAATCGCAGGATGAGGCAGCGCAGCTCCTGGGCGTCTCCAGGGCTGCGCTCAAGAAGCGGCTCGAGGTGGGCAGGGCCATGCTGCGGACCCGGCTGGTGCGCCGGGGCCTGGGTCCCGGCGCCATCCTGCCGTTTTCGGCCTGGCCGGCCGCGAAGGCATCGGCGCTGGTTCCATTCGTGCTGCTGGATGCCACAGTCAACGCCGTCGCTCTCCTCGGGGCAGGCGAGGCAGTCAAGCGTGTAATCTCTCCGAGGGTGCTAGCCCTTATGGAAGGAGTATTGAAAGCCATGTTCCTGACAAAACTCAAGTCGTTTCGGCGGTGGTGCCAGGACCCGTCTGTGGCCACAGGCTACATGGGGGATTACGACCAGGTGGCGGCGGATAACGCCAATTTCTACACCACCTGGGGCGACAACCGCCTGAGCGATACGGGCCACGCCAACCAGCCGGACGTCCGTTTCTCATCCATTCCGATCAACCCCACCACGGCCACGGACTTCAGCGTCACGGCCTCGACCTCGAGCACCACGGCCGGCTCGCCCTTCAGCCTCACCGCCACCGCCCTCGACGCCAGCGGGCACACGGTCACCAACTATTCCGGTACCGTCCACTTTACCAGCAGCGACGGCCAGGCGGTTCTGCCGGCGGACTACACCTTTACCGGCAGCGACCAGGGCGTACACACCTTTACCAACGGCGTGACGCTCAAGACCGCCGGCAGCCAGACGGTCACGGTCACCGACACGAGCAACAGCTCGATCACGGGCAACACCAACGTGACGGTCACTGCCGCCGCAGCCAGCCATTTTCCCGTCGGCGGTTTCCCCTCGCCGGTTACGGCCGGCACGGCGGGCAATTTCACGGTGACGGCGCTGGACCCTTACGGCAACACGGCCTCCGGCTACACCGGCACCATTCACTTCACCAGCAGCGACAGCCAGGCCGCCCTGCCGGCCGCCTGACCAACGGAACCGGTTCGTTTAGCGCCACCTTGAAGACGGCCGGCAGCCAGTCGCTGACCGCCACGGATACCGCGAGCGGCATTACCGGCACGCAGGCCGGGATCACGGTCAACGCGGCGGCGGCCAGTCAGCTGGTGATCGGCGTGCCGGGGACAGTTTATGCCGGCACGCCTTTTTCCATTACCGTCACGGCCCAGGATAGTTTCGGCAATAGAGCGACAGGGTACACCGGAACCATCACGTTCACCAGCAGCGACGGCCAGGCCAGCTTGCCGGCCAATTACACTTTTACCCCGGCGGACGGCGGCGCCCATACCTTCACAAATGGTGTCACCCTGCGCACCACGGGCACGCAGACCATTACCGCCACGGACACCGTTCAGGGCTCAATCACCGGCACCGCCAGTCTGCTGGTGAATGCCCCGTTGCCGGCCACGCACCTGAGCATCACCGCCCCGAGCAGCATCACGGCTGGTACGGCCTTCACCGTCACGGTCACCGCACTGAATGCCAACGGCCATGTGGCCATCGGCTACACCGGAACCGTGCATTTCACCAGCTCCGATGGCCAGGCCATCCTGCCGGGCGACTACACCTTTACCAGCGCTGACCAGGGGGTGCACGCCTTTACCAATGGCGTGACGCTCAAGACGGCAGGC